ACACAGGGTAAAGAGAGCCTATAGAGTAAAAGACACAACCGAAGACAGAAAAGACAGAACAGATAAGGGAGACAATTAAAGGATAAGACTAGGATGCACGACCTCGCGCAAGTCATATATATGACCTGCTCAACAAACGAGCACTAGGCGAAAAAAAAGGGAGCAATCGCTCCCTTTGTTGATTCTATTAGGTTTTTATCTGCCGTATAGCCAGTCTTCTGCTTCCTGCTTGGTTTTCCAGGGCTTCCTGCCAATGCCTACAGTGCCGGTTTTCTTATGAATGACCGTCCATCCTACCGTTACCACACGCCAGCCTGTAGGGTCTGAATGATACGGAACAGCACCGTATAAGCTGGCCGTCCGGCCGTCATCATGTTGCCATTGTTTACTCTCTACCAGATCAAACATATGCGAATGATTAAGTGTGGGCATATTAACCTCTCAAAATGATAATTATCAATGCAATCAATGCGTTGATTAACGCAATCATAGGCAAACCCACAGCCCGAACAGCATCCAGCAGCCTAGCAGCGCGCCAGCTAAATATTCCAGAACAGCGTGAAGTTTCGGGTTCATCTGATAATCCTTTGTGATGTTGCAGTGCAACTAAGGGGCAAAATGCCGAAAAAGCCGGGAAAATACCCGGCCCTTTGTTGCGGCGCAATAATTACTTAACGGATTTAATAATTCCGTTTTCCATTGTGACGTTGGCAAAAAACTCGCGCCCCTTGCCGGTAATGTGCGGCCGATTCGCCCCGGTAAGCATTCCGTTTTCCACATACTGCGGCCCAAACATTGATGTCTCTATATATTGCAGCGGTTGACCAATGGAAGCTTTTAAGTCTTTTTTCGATGCATAGTCAAATACAATCATGATTTTCTCCTTTTAGGCTGCAAGTTTAATTTTGATAACTTTAGACATGGCGCGCCCGTGCGCTGGATACGCGATTACTTTAACCTTTTTGTCGTAGCAGGCTCGGCAGCCGTTACACTTCCCGCCGTGATCGTACGCCTGGCATAGAGCGGTCCCTTTGGGAGCCTGAAGGGGCGATGGAATGATTACGCTTCCATGTAAGCCTTTAATAAACTCGCCCGTCACACTGTCCGAAGAGAACCGCACGCTGACATTGGCAAGTTCTCGCATTGATTCGAATACCATGCGAAACTTTGGGAACTTATACATCCTGGTTGGTAGCCAGTGCTTAACCCAGGGAGTACGCTGCATTACTTCTAGTATCTTTTCCGCGAGCGGTAGACTGTAGACATCGCCCGAATCGAACCACCGAAAATACCTTTCGTTTTCCAGGGCCGCTACCATGTCATCTACCCATTCAAGCCGCTTCCAGTCTTCGCGATTGTGGATGCGCGGCGCTTTGACGTTCGGGTACCGGTAGGTGCCTTGCGCGGCATAGCATCCTTTGCACGCGTCTACCAGTACGCCTGGCGCTGCTAGACTTCCCGGGCAAGTATCAATTGCCTGCAACGACCAGGACTTGATGCCGTCAAGCTTTGACGTAACACTAATCTTTACCATTGTTCTGCTCCATGTCTGAAAAGCCGGTAGCCGACCGGCGGCGGTGACTACAATTTAATTGTTATTTAACTTTTTGGCAATAGCTGCATCCCACAAGTCCCAAAGGCTGGTTATTTCCCAATACTCTAAATCGTCTGCCGCGTAGTCCATCATTAATTTCATGGTGTATAACTGCTCCTCCTGTCCCATGCGAGGGAACTGCCTGGCAACGAATGCTGCAATGCTTTCTAGCACGATAACCTCATTCCTGAAATACCGGACTATCCCGGCACCTGTATATAAGCTAGTTTCGTGCCAGACTGTTAAGTTATTGATTCTATTGGAAACTGTTAAATCCTGCGCCAATACGCGGTGACAATTCTTGTCACTCGGTGACGATCAGCGGCAGTCGGTGACAATTTTCGTCACGTTCACAGCCTGGTCGTTAGTGGGCGGTCACTTACATAGGGGGGGGGAGGGGTCGGCGCTATGAAGAAAAATTGCAGGTACCCCTCCTCCACAAAAAAAGCGAATTTAGGTTATTCTTCCTCATCTCCACCTTTTTTAAAAAAAAATGGAAACTGCGACTATTGAGGTAGATGAAGTCTTAAATGAGAATCGTTCTCAGAAAAAGAGGGGGCGACCTAAGGGGTCTGTGAAGATGACTTTACAGAGGGTTGCTCAGAACCCGCATTTGCTAAAGACTGAGGGGGATAAGTTAAAGGAGCTTAAAGATTTACTGATAAGCTCAAGGGGGAAGGATGTAGTAGAGAAGGCGTTAGAGATTGCGATGAACGATGAACACCCTCATCAAGGTGCGATGATTAAGCTGTGTGTAGATAGGTTACTGCCTTTGAGTATGTTTGAAAAGGAGAAAGGCCAGAGGAGTGCGGTGACGATTAACATTACTGGCTTGGATACTAGTCAAGTGATTGAAGGTGAGAAGATTGGCTAGCTTTAATACATATTGGAAACAGCATGGCTGATTTAAATTTTAGTTTACTGCCCTGGCAGAAGGATGTGTTTCAGGATAAGACAAGGTTTAAGGTTATCGCTGCTGGTAGGCGGTGTGGGAAGTCTCGTCTAGCGGCTACGACTTTGTTAATTGAAGGCCTTAAATGTCCTCCAGGGAGTGCGGTGTTGTACGTTGCTCCTACTAACGGACAGGCTAGGCAGATTATCTGGAATGTCTTGTTGGATATCGGTAGGGGAGTTATAGCGAGTAGTCATATAAACAACATGGACATCACTTTAATAAACGGAGCGATGATCTATGTTAGAGGTGCAGATAGACCAGATACCTTACGGGGTGTGTCTTTAACTTACGCGGTTTTGGACGAGGTAGCGGATATTAAACCTGAAGCCTGGGAACAGGTTATTCGGGCGTCTTTATCTGACAAACGCGGTAGGGCGATATTTATCGGGACTCCCAAAGGGCGTAATTGGTTCTATGATTTGTTTAAGTTAGGTCAAAGTGAGAAAGACGAGGAATGGAAGTCTTGGCACTTTACGACTAAGGACAATCCTTTAATAGACCAGAAAGAGATTGAGGCTGCGAAGAAGACATTAAGTTCGTTCGCGTTTAAACAGGAGTACATGGCGTCTTTTGACAACGCCGGTAGTGACATATTTAAAGAACAGTGGATTAAGTTCGGAGATGAGCCTACTGGAGGGAGTTATTACATTGCTTGTGACTTAGCTGGATTTGAGGAGGTGGCTAAGAACAAGGGTGGGAATCAAAAGTTGGATGAGAGTGCAATCGCTGTTGTTAAAGTAACAGAAGACGGTAATTGGTTTGTTCAGAAGATTGAACATGGTAGATGGGATATCAAAGAGACAGCGTTTAATATTATTAAATGCGCGAACGACTACAAGCCTATGAAGATAGGCATTGAGAGGGGATCTTTGAAGAACGCTGTGCTGCCTTATTTAAGTGATTTAATGCGTAAATATAATGTATATTGCCACATTGAAGACTTGACACACGGAAACAAGAAGAAAACTGACAGGGTGATATGGGCTTTACAGGGAAGGTTTGAACACGGGAAGATAACCTTAAATAAAGACTATGACTTTGATGAGTTTATCGACCAGTTGCTGATGTTTCCTTCTAAGGGTGTGCATGACGACTTACCGGATGCCTTGTCTTACATAGACCAGTTAGCCGTAACCTCTTACTTTGAGGATGAAGCTACGGACGAGTGGGAACCGATTGACATAATTGCGGGTGTTTAATATGGAAAATTTCGAGCAACCGTCCGAAAAAGACAACGAATTAGTCGCTTTTGTTGTAAATCACTGCGATCGGTGGAGAGATTATCGAAATTCCAACTTTTTAGACGCCTGGGAAGAATACGAGCGTATTTTCCGTGGTGAATGGGCCTCCGATGATAGAACTCGGGAGTCTGAGAGGAGTAGATTAGTCACTCCTGCTGCCCAACAAGCTGTAGAAACCCGTCATGCTGAGATTATGGAAGCCATCTTTGGTCAAGGTGACTTCTTTGACATCGAAGATGACATAAAAGACGTAAATGGTAATCCTCTTGACGTTGAGATGATTAAAAATCAACTCATGGAGGACTTCAAGGTAGACAAAATCCGCAAGTCTATCGACCAGATCGAGTTAATGGCCGAGATTTACGGTACGGGTATCGGTGAGATTGTAGTCATTACTGATAAAGTCTTTGAGCCTTCTACCCAACAGATCCCAGGACAACAAGTCGCTGCGATCGGAGTGGTAGAAAAAGACCGTATCGGGGTAAAAATCGTCCCTGTAAACCCTAAAAACTTCCTGTTTGACCCCAATGGTACGTCCATTGATGACTGTTTGGGTGTTGCGATTGAGAAGTATGTCTCAATCCACAAAGTCGTCAAAGGACAAGAAGATGGAGTCTACAGGAAAGTCCAGATTGGCACTGCTCCTGAAGACGATAAGTTAGAACCGACTCAAGAGTTAGTCCAGTTCCAAGACGATAAAGTTAAACTGTTAACTTACTACGGTCTTGTGCCGCGAGAGTATATCTCTGGAAAAGAAGAAACCGTAGAGTTATTCCCTGAAGACTCGATTCAAGACGAATACGATGATCTTGTTGAAGCAATCGTTGTGATTGCGAATGACGGGACTCTGTTAAAAGCCGAAGAATCCCCGTACATGATGAAAGACCGTCCTGTGATTGCTTATCAGGACGATACTGTACCCAATCGTTTGTTAGGTCGTGGAACGATTGAGAAGGCTTATAACATGCAGAAAGCCATTGACGCCC